ACAACAAATAGCACTGTATAAACTAGCAGGGGAACGATTCAAGAAGACTTTAAAAGAGTGTAGTAAAAATATATCTAAAGACAAAAAAGGAACACCTATGTTTAACTCGTGGAAAAAGCAAGAAGAACTCATTCATAATGCAATTGAAGATAGAGGTATTAAAGTTGAAGACGACAAAGAGTTGTATGATGCATTGTATGAAGGTTTAGGCGATGACTACTCGAAACCCAATATATAACCCATGAGAATACTATGTTGGATTCCTTCCTATTTGAGATATCTAAAGGAAGAAGGTTATGAGATTAGAGATAGACATGTAGTGTTTGCTTGGTTCATATACACTTTACACAAGAAGAGACAGACTAAATACAAGGATGGAGATGATGTATATCATATGTCGCATAGTGACTTTGTAAATATAATGGGTTGGAAATCGTTTAAAAACAAATGGAATGAAGACCTAGAAATTCTCAGAAAGATATTTAGAATAGGTCAACGTGGTGGTTATTGGACTATACAGTTTACAAAAGAAACTATAGAACACAGAGCAACTAAAAACCGCAAACAACCTAGTTATGACTGGATATATTTAGAAGATGTTGATGCAATAGCAATACATTTCTATTTACAAGGTTTAATGAGAAACGGTGATTTACTTTCAGATTGGCAAAAAGGCCAAGATATGGATGAATTCTACAAGGAACATCCATTAACTAAAAGTGAATACGATATAATGAAGTTTAGAAGTGACCTATATTGACGACAAAGACGTAGAGAAAATAGTTTACCGACATTACCTCAGATTGTATGGATCACACTCCGAAGCAATCGATGCAATGTTGGTAGACCTTGTTAGTTTGGAACAAGAAGAAAATTACGAGCAATGCCAAATCTTGCTTGACACTATTAAAAGATATGAATAACTTCCTAACGGAAAGATA